ACTGAACAACGTTTTTTCAATGCTTATCTTGAACAGCATTACGCGGACTTTGGTGAAGAATTTACGATCTGAAATAAAAATATATAGCCGCCCGGCAATATTGCCGGGCGGCTATATTATCAGAGTACTTTAGTAGGGCCGAAATATATTTTATTGGTATCGGTTTCGATTACGGTCTCGGATATTTGCATGCCGCGTGCATTACCGCATGCGATTAGGTTTAGTACGCAACCGCCGTTGCGATATTGAACTATGTCGTTTGGTCCTAGTGATGGTGTAACCATGTACGTATATGAGGCACATCGGTCTGAGCATTCGATCTGTGTACCAGTGGTGGTAATGGTTATTTTTCCGGTGCCGGGTACTCGGAGGCCACCGAAACCGGTTGGCATTAGTTTGAAACATGTGTAGTCGCCGTTGATTACTAAATATCCAGTTAGTCGCAATTGTCCATGTTCGGCATCGTTTAATGTTGTGGATATTTTTATCGTGTTGGGTTTGGTTATCATTGTAGCGACTTCAAATACACTACATATCTGGTTTATTGTTGTGAATTTTGGTTTAAGCGAGTCGGCGACTATTTCTATGGTTTGTGCGATTTTTGCGGTATGTCCGCCGATCGTGTGCGGGGTTGCGTTACTTGGAAACGATATCCAACCGCCCCAATTGAGATATGAGGTCGCGTCGTCATTGCAGATCGAACGGGCGCATGCCCATAGATTGCCTTCGTTGTCAAATTCACCGGCCTCGTATTCACCGATGCGTCTCGACATGAGTAGATCGGTGGCCATACAATTGTACCATTGCAATGTCTTGGTACGTACGTCGTAGAGGTACGCGAACATACGTGTTGTGTAGCCGAAGATCTTGTTATTGTATGCGCTGATACCCTGTCCCATGAAGTCCGTACCCATTGGGCGGGTACCTATGATAGTGGTGCTGTAGTCGGTCATGTTTATTTCGTAGATGTTCGGATTGTTGCGGCATATGCAATATACTTTGTTGGTGATCGGGTCTTTGGTGATACCGGCTATGCCGTGTAGCGGTATGGGTATGTTTACGCTGGTGTTGAAATTGTTATCGTATGCCAGTATGCCGTTATAGTCGGTTGTCCCGTCTAATGTGATGGGGGCGACCCATATAGGCGTGTTGGGCGTTTCGCTTATGTATGCCATATCGTTGAAGTGTCCGGCATTGATTGTTTTGTTGGTGGTTATCGTGTTGGTGCCCATATCAACGATTACGATTTTTGGTTGCCCGTCCTCGGTGGTGATGTTATTGCAGCCGAAATACACTATGTCACCATGTTTAAGGGTTGACTGCGTACCGTAATTATGTGTGATGAACCGTGCTTGTATGGTCATGCCTGTGACTGTGGATATATCGCCGGTGCTTGCGTCATAGATTTTGTGCAGTAGTTTTTTCGCGTCCGTCGGGTTACTTGCGTTAAGTGCGGTTAGTGTTTGATTGGTGTTGTTGATATTATTATCGACGTTGTTTGTCCAGTTTTGCGCTTTTTCATCGGTGTCCCACTTGATAGCGTTGAAGCGGTTAAGTGCGGTATTCGCTTTTTCGGTTGTAACGGCGAGATCGCTTGCGGTGGTGTCTATTTTGTTTTTCAGGGCGCTTGCGGTGCTGCTGTCGGTTACGCCCAGTGCTGTGAGATTGTTGCTTATGGTTTCTGTTTCCGCTATCGCTTGTTTGGCGGTGTTGAGTGCGGTGCTCGCGTTGCCGTTGATTGTCAGCAGTGTTTCATCGATCGTGCGTATTGCGCTGTTGTATTGGTCGGTCAACGAGGCGGGGTCGCCGGTGTCGTATAGATCGAGGTTGAAATTATCGGTTGTGCTTGCCATGTTCAGGCCTCCTTGCGGGTGTCGGTTGTGTGGTGTATTTGTATTTGTATTTCGAGCTGGTGCAGTTTTTTGTCTATGAGTTGCATACTGCGGTTGTATGCGTCGCGTAGGTCTGCCACTGAACCGGTGTCGTATAGTGGCAGATTGTTGAATGTTGTGGTGGTCATGATTTCTCCTTTACTGTATGGGCGGGTAGGGGTTGCCGGTTTGCGGGTCGGTTACGCGCGGCGTCGGGTTGTTGAAGATTGTGAGGTTGCCGACGGCGGCGGTTTCGTCGGTTCGGTGTTTTGCCATGTCGTCCACCGTCTTGGTGGCGACCTGATTGACTCGTGCCCCGAACACCGCGAGCTCGCGATACATGTTGCGCATGGCTATCTTGCTGTCTACGTATGCGCCTTGTGTGGGATCGTAGATCACCATTTTATCGCCAACATGCTCAAGATTGTCCAGCAATGCCGCCAATGTTTTTTCCATCGCGCTGACACGCGCCTCGACGCGGTTTTCAAACGTTTGCATGTCCGCGCTCAGCGTGTTGATCGCGGTTGCGAGCTTGTCGAAATATGCCGTGATGTGATCGTATTCACATGCCAGATGCTTTATGATTTCCTCGGTGCTTTTGGCATTCCAGTAAAAGGCCGGGATTACGGGCGTGTACGGCCACATGGTGTATAATGGTAACGGGAACATGTGTGTTTTGCCTCCTTAATAGTTGTTTATGTTGACGGTCCAGAGTGGGCTGAAACATTCTTCCAGGTGCTCCAATAGTAGCACGTCGATATCCACGTAATCGCCTTGCCGTATCGCCTTGACCTTATCCATGTAGTTGCCGTTGGTCACGGTCTCATACTCCATGTCTGTGGCGTTGCTTGCGTAATCCTGACCGGTCGCGAGTTGGGTCGCGGGGAAATCCGAGAACACGGTTCGCGTCTTGTGCCACGTGTCGTTGTCCGTCATAAATATTCCGGGGTTTCCGGCTGCGAGCTCGTAGAGCGGTTTGAGTACGGGCATTATTTCGGCGATGAGGCGCAACAGGTGCCGCCGCCATCGGCCCGGCGGCATTACGCCTAGTTCGCGGTCATAATACCGGTTTTCGATTTTTTCGCAACATCGAGCGTATTGTGTGTCGTTGTATGCGTCATCACGCCAGGTCCATTGCGGAGTTGTCCAGTCAATGCCACCGGGTGCGAGCAGTTCCCCCAATGTTATCGTGGTGACGGCGTGATAATCGGGTGCGGTTTCGCCCGGATCAAACGACGGTATCATGTCAGATGTCTCCATTGTCGTTGTCCTCCAGTGTTTCGAGGTTGGTCATGTAATTATAGTTTTGGCTTATGTTGTCCTGGTTCCATACCACCTGTATGGGTGCGTCCAGATATCGTGAGAAACGTGTGTTGAGTATGTCGCATGCGGCGCGGCGTTCTTCAAGCTCGGACAGTGCCCGGAGGTCAGTCGGTTCGCCATAGTCGTTGATTTCGTCGGCTGTCTGTCGTTCCATCTTCATGGGTAGGTTCTTGATTCCGAGCGCCTGGTAAAAAGCGTTCCAGGTGTTTTGTATGTCGGTCTGTAATTCCATGCCGATATATTCAACGTTGGTTTTGAGCACTTGCGCCTTCATGCTGTCCGTGAAGCCGGGCGTTGCCATGATTGCCATCTCTCCGCCTGATATCTGCTTGATGACGTTGACTCCCGCCGTCTGCTGTCCGGCGGGTACCTCCAGAATGAACGGGGTTTTCTGGTGGAAGCGGTTTTGTCGACGGGTCATGTACAGATCTTCGATCTCGTGCGCGAAAAACTCAAGCGTCGGCATCAATGGCGTACGTGCCTTGTTGCTATAGATAAAGACCCCGTTTGAGTTGTTTACGTCGAAGCGCCACCCGTTTATCCCGTAGGATGTCCATTTTTTAGGTCGATAATACACGTTGAAGTCGGAATTGACAACGGCTTGCGTGGAAAAAAACAAGCCGGGTTTGCTATGCGGGTACGCGATGGTGGCATATCCGTAGTACAACAGATTATACTCCAGAAACCAAGCATTGCACGTTTTCGGCAGATTCAACCATTTGAAACGTGACATTGCGATGTTCAGCATCTGCGAATAAGCCATGTAATACGCCTGTGAGTTGAGTTGCTGCGACTGCTGCCATACCGGCAGCCCTTTTTCGCCAAGGGCCGCGCGGTTCGGCGGGCATTTATGCGTACGTTTACGTCCCATATATAACACCTTTTTTCGCTAGTTGATGTTCGCGGCGAGATAATCGCCGCCTATTTCGGTGGGGTCACTCCAGATTGTAACACCCGCGGTCAGCATGGTACGAATGTCGTCAAGCGCCTCGTTGGTCGCCTTTTCGCTGGTCAGCCACGCATCGGAGGCTTGCCAATACGTGAAGTGACGGCATGTCGTGAGGTTCGGCTTACTGTAGAGCTTGTTCGAAGCGATACCATACCTGAGCATGTACATACCCGCCTGGAGCAACGCGCCTTTTGTCTGCGTACGTACCTTTATCACCATGTCACGTTGCGCCATTTCATCCGCCCACGGATCGCCCGAGTACGCGCCGACCGGCGCGGCGGGCTGATTGTACATGTCAGCGAACGTGTTCGTCGCGTTGTCGCGCGTCGTGGTCATCGAGCGTTTCGCGTTGCCTATGGTCTGATTGCGGGTCGCGCCGGCGTTGGTGTTGCCGGTTGCCGCCGTCGCAGCCGCGTTGGCGTTGGATGCGGCCACGTTGTTTGCGGTCATGTCCGTACTAGCCTTGTTGTTTGCATTCGTGGTGTCGGTCGCTAGTTTCTGCTGCCGGGTGGTTTGCTGTACTGCAAAAAATTCCGCATGACTCTTTACGTCGCGGTTCTGTGTTCGGGCCAGCTCCGCTTTATTGAACAGTGCCGTGTTCGATGCGTCAAAGATCGCTTTTTGATTGGTGATCGCAAGCGCTGAGTTATAGCCGGACAACCCTACGTTTATGCCTGTGGTGGCAAGGGTTGACATCGCACCTATGGCAAACGGGGCAGCCGCGCCGCCTGTGGCCGCTGTGGCCGCGCCGCTCGCCGCGATGCCCACAATCGCGCTACTGGTGTTCGCCACCATAGATGACACATTGGATAACGCGTTCTGCGACACGCCCGCGTTGAACGTCGCTTGCGCCACGCTCTGATCCTCGACAGCGTCGGAAAGTATCTTAGTATTGACGCTCGTCAAATCATCATCCATTTGCGTTTGAGTATACTTAAGCATGTCGTCGGCAGCTGTGTTGTTGAGGTTTTTCACGTCGGTGCGTAGCGTGTTACCTCGTATGGCGTTCTGTGTTGCGGCGGTGTTCGAGCGTTGCGTGTTGCCGAGCGCGGTCGCGTTCGATTTTTGCGTGTTCCCTTGGGCGACGTTGGCGGATTGCGCCGTGTTCTCGTATACGGTTATGGCGTTTTCCCGCCCCTGCATGATCGCGCGGTTGTAGTTGGTGCCTCGATAGGCGTCTATGTTGCGCCGCTGCAATGCGTACGTGGGGATATCGTATGCGATCACGGTACGCAAGACATCGGAGTTTGGTATGTTGCCGGTTATGGACTGCTTGTTGAGGTTCAGCACGTCCATTCCGTTGACGCCGTTGGCGCCCACGCCGTCAAGGTACGCGGCCTGTCGTATGAGCGGGTAGGCCGTGGACACAAGCGACCTGACCGAGAGCGGCCCGCAATCCTCGATGTTCACCGTGGTGGATTTGCCCCACGTGTCCGTGATTTCCAGCACGGAGTACGGGGATACATAGAGTTTGGTCACGTCGCGCACCATGTCGGGCATGTCGAAATCATCCGTTGTCAGATCGATGTCACGTAATGTCGTTTCGGTATCTATGACGGTGCGCCATTCCACGCCGTCCAACGTGATGGGGGTGCCGGTCCCGAAACGGAACATGTTTTCGGATAGCACGAAACACGCCGCGATGCCGTTGGCGATGTGGGGCCGGTAGGCGAACAAGTCGTTGAAATAGTCAACGCCGATCGCGTCGGCGCGTAGCGCGAATACCGTGTGATTGTTCGGTATCCGTCCGCGCTGGGTGGCGTATGCGTTGCCGCGCGTGCGGCAGTCGCTTACGTCGATCGCACCGGCTCCCCATGTCCAAGCGGTCACGGTGCCGTCGTCGTCCGAGTACGACGGCGCGGTGCCGGTGATATCGGTACCGCGATGTTCCGCCATCTGCGCAAGCCAGCCCGTGCCGAACGTGCATGCGAGGCAAATGTACTTGACACCTGCCGTCAGGTCGGTCACGTCGGTGTGTGTGATACGGTTCGCCACCGAACCGTAGTTGACATCTGGCGCGAGCATGTCCGTGCTGTTTTCGCGCGGGTTCTCCAATAGTTTTGCGGGTGTTGTCTCGGTGAGCGGTGCGTGTCCCCGTGTCAGTAAAAGCCCGTTTATCGTGGTGGTGTTGATGTAATCCGTCCATACATCGCGCTCAAGAAGTATGGTGGTGGTGTTAGGTGCCTCCGCGGCTAGGGATGTGACGAAATAATGGTAGCGGCTTTGGCAATCGGTTTTTTGGTACGGTGATTGCAGTATGTCCGTGCTGAAATCGACTACGATGTAATTGTATCGTTGCGCGGTCATATACGGTACGGGTATCTTGACCCCGTCCGTGTCGGCGCGTGCGATATACATGCTGGATGTCAGTGTTACGGTTTCGCCGTCCAGCATATCAAACCATGCATCTCGTGCCTTGTCGTCAGCGAACTTAACCACGTCGTGGCCGTCGTTACGCCATTTTACGTGGCATAGTTTTATCTTGGTTTTCGGTGTCCACATATTATAATCGTATGTGTTGACGTATTGATCGTACACGTGCACGTCAGCGCCCGGAAACGTTGTGACATTATCCAAGTGCGGGAATTTCATATATACCTCTTTTTTCGCAAAATAAAATCGGGGTGCCGGTGTTACCCGGTACCCCGATACTAGCATGTTACGACGATGCACATTATTTTACGGTGAACGTGCAAGTCGCCGTATGCGTCGTCGTCTCGCCGGTCGGGTTGACGTATGTCGCCGTGCCCGTCACCGTGATAATGTCGCCTGCCGCCAGCCCGTCGCGCTGCACGTGCAAACGTGCCTGATCGTCGACAAACGTGTTGACATCGAGCGCGAACGGCGATGCAGCGCCCTTGGCGCCCGCCGCGTGGGTTGCAGCTACCTCGTACGTGGCGGAGTTCGGCGCGACATCGATGGCGGTGCCGGTCGGTTCCACCGTCGCCGTGAGTTTCGGGGTGAGCTGGAGCACGTCACCAGCCTTGACATCACCCGTCTCCGGGGTCAGCGTGAACCCGGTCACGGTCTGAGTGACCACCTTGATGGAGGTGCCCGCATCGGTGGTGAACAAGGCGCACGGCGTGAACGGCGATACGCCATAAATGCCCCAGTGATTCAGATACAACGTATTTGAAAGGGTCTGCGGATTGTAGAACTGAGTGGTGCCGTACAGCGTATCGCGAACCTGGTACCAATCAGTAGACACAAGCAACGCCACCGCGCCCGGAATACCAAGGCTCGGCACCTGAATAATACGATACGGCACATCGGCCTTATCCAACTGGAACACCGCCGACAAGCCGTCAACATCAAGCGATGCGAGATATTCCGGCTCGATAAGCAGCACCATTTGTTGCGGGTTGGCATACGCCGGAATATCGTTGACGTTAAGGGCGTTGTACTGTGTGCTTGGGAAACGCATACGTCCAGCAGTCGCGCGCAACGACTTGAGCAACGTCTTGGCTGACGCTTCATCGGTCGGTGCAGCATCGAGATGAACCTTGTAGAAACCAAGATTCTGCTCGTAATGTCGGATCAGTGCAAGCATGATGTTCATTTCATCGTAGTTGTCACTGTTTCGTGGCGTTTCCATGATCTGCGCGATGAAACGGTTCAAGCCGTAATCGTCCACGAACGCCTGACGAAGTTCGTCATCCGTCCATGAAATCGGGTATTGGTCCTTGCGGTTCATTTCGTAGAACCATACGGCGGCTTCGGGGCGGTGCATCTTCAGCAGAGTTTCGGCATCGTCCTTGTATCCATGCGCCTTAATCCACTTGACGGCAATCTCCTGAACGGTCGAACCCCAGTACAAGTTCTCTTTTTTAAATATCGAGAGCATGTTTTCAAATGGCATATTCTGCGCCATCACGGTAAGGCCAATTCGGTTGACCATGCTCCAAACACAGTCATTCAGATATTGGCGGTTCATGGGGTCGAACAGATATCTCGCGGTGTTCGCCACGCCCGTTTGAGTGGCGCTCGGCACGCGCTGCTGGTAGTCGTCGGTGCCCTTCAGACGCACCTTGTCCAATATGGTCGCATTATCCACTGCCATAACATCCTCCTTTAGAGTTTGTAATCGAGGTTTTCCAAGTCGTCCGCCGCTGCCTCGGCGATGGCCTCCGCCGCGTCGTCATCCGTTTCCTTGACGGTCGCCCCGTTTTCGACCATCTGCGCCACGGAGTCGGTGAAATTATCATAGATACCGTCAATGCGTTTGTTCATTTCGTCGATCTTGTCCAGTACGCGCGCGAGCATGTCGCGCAGATCGTCGAACTCGCCCGTTCGGTGCGCTTCATCGGGGGTGAGATCATCGCGCTCGGCGATGTCCCTTTCCTCGGTCGTTTCGTCATCCATTATTTTTCCTTTCATATATGAAAAAGTCGTACCGGTGAACGAATACCGAACCGGCACGACTTAAGAATAGCATACTTGTGACATGTTTCATAACGGTAATCGGCACGTTTTTCCCTCACGGCCACATCGTCGCCGGAGTCAACCGTGGTTATCGACGATGCGTTTTAGCGACACCACTATGGCACCTCACGTACACCATGCTTATTTTACACCGAAATTCTTGAGCATTTCAAACATGGCGTGTTGCGTTTCCACCATGTCATATCTCAAATATCCCAAGGCGTAATACGATGTAAGATTCTTAATCAACTCCCTCGCCATATTCGCAGTGAGGTAGTTCAGCCTGTTATCATCTCTCGTGAGCGCAAAATATGGCACATGTGTCCCGCCGTCGTATTTCATCGAGAGAAAAACATACCCGCAACGCATATCAACATATACGCCATATTCCCGGTGAAACCAACGGAACACATACGTAAGTTTCGCGTGCTTATGCGGTTTTTCGATAAAATCGGTATCAAATTGCCGAAACTTGTTTTTCGCCGTCATATCATCATTGTTTTTCAACATGCGTCCCGCGACGGTGTTCTTTGCCTTTTGTTCGGCATAGTCATCGTCTCGCACGTAATCGAACAAGCATGTCTTGCCGTCAAGCCATTGCAGACCATACTCGGGATTAAGGGGCACTCCATAACGTCGAAAATACGGGTTGAAAGCGTCGCAAGCGTTACCCAACAGGAATATTCTTGGCTTGCGTCGCTCGGTGTCATCGGCGCGTTCACGTGTCACGGTATCCACGATTTTCGCCAATTGCTCAAACTCGTTTTTCAAATACGTGTGATATCTATCATCATTATCAATAATAAATTCATCCATGCAAATGTTACGCACGTTCACGTATGTGTTTTTCTTTTTTCGCTGTTGCATGGTCAAGGGTATAAAATAACCGCATATCCGCCACGAATTTTCTTTTTTGCCGGTTTTTTTCCGTCGTATTTCAGCCGTTTTATTTGTTGTGCGAAATTCATAATCGGGGAAAATATTATCTTTTATGATACGGTCGAAATAATCTGCTGCAACATCGTTGTTTTCCTCACGAAAACGGGCGATTTCCGCAAAACAATACCCGTTTTTCAAATAATCCTCTACCATGTATTTTCTCATCCCGTAGGTTTTACCCAAGCCTCGTGCGCCGATAATCATGTTCACGTCTGCGTTTCGTGGCAATATTACGGTTTTAAGCCTGTCATAATAATATTTCGCCATCAATGCTCACAATCCTTGGTTTCCCGTTCGTTAATGTAAGTTCACGTGGTGTTGTCTCCACATGTCTATTATACGTGGTTTGCAGATACGTAATGTTTTCTTCGTTTGCCTGTTTATCGGATTCACCTAGCCATCGCCCGGACGGATACAGCCCGATGGCCTCCGGTGTATCCACATGCGCCGGCTCGCCGCGATAGTCCGTGACGTCACCTGTATAACGATCGCATGCATGCGGTCGATTGCGTTGCAACGTATGACAGATCTCATAATCCACCAACACGTCATAGCCGAGCGACATTTGTACGGTTTCCGCGAAGCCGTGCCCCGCATGCATGACATCGGCGATGAAGTCCTCGATGGTGTATACGCCGTCCGGGCGCGGGAGTCCGGCGCAAGTGACATGTACGTGCCCTTTCCTGTCCAAACTGATACGTGCCTTGTTCCACATTTCCATGTGTTCGGCGTAGCGCGTGGTACCGCCACAGTCCTCGACCTCGAACTGTCCGATATGGTCCAGCGTCGAGGCCATGTCGGGCGCGGTGTTTCGGACACGTCGCATGGTGTTGTTGATCGCGTTTTCGATCGCGTTATGCAGCGGTTTGAGCACGTCCAGCAGTTCCTCGTCGCTCACGTCGTCATCGCAACTGATCTTCAGGCTGTCGGTATCGCCGCCCGTGACCGTCACACGTGCGCCGAAATGCCGGTATATCAGCATCATGGCTATCAACAGGTGCATTCTGCTCCCCGCTACGATCCTCATGCCGTACGTGTATAAGACACGTGGCGTTTTCGGACGTTTTTCCGCGAAATTCTCGGGAGTGCAGACAGTGGTTCTATCGACTTCAAGCTCACCGGTTTCCGTCACGCGATAATCGGCTTTCATAACGTCTTGCGCCTGTGTGCCATAAATGCCGTTAAATTGCCCCTTGACGGTCGAGCCGTAATAGGATTGCAAAAATTTCATACTCAGTTCGCCGGTTTTCGCGTCATGCGCGATGCCCTCCGGTATGGATTCGGGAATATCCGCCTCGTATGGCACGCCCTCGGCGTATCCCTTGATAAGGTTTTTCACGTCTGTTTTACGTGCGAACAACATGTTAGATTGTAAGGTCACGTAATCGGGTGGAACAATCGTTTTAGTGGTGGCTTCGCCGTATAACGCATGCATTTCGTCAAATTCGTACACTTGCGCCACGTTCCACAATTCAATTTCATTAACATGTAATATGCATTCATCCGCCCGATACAATTTTCCGAAGGCATACGTTGGATTAACGGCGCTGTCGACGTAACCATGCGCCCTAACGCTGTTTTCCTGTGTCTTTGCACGTTCGTTGTTGCTGTAATCGGTGTCCGCCCGCAACGTTTTCACAAACTTGGAACGTGGGCATATTGCAACCCCCCACGTGTCGAAACATGTGTTTTCGCGCAATCTGAGATTCGTGAATCGTACCGCCACATGCAAACCCGTACGAAACGGGTCATCATAATTCAACAACACATCTTCCAGCGACGTGGCCGCAATGCGCTCGCAAGCGATCTGCAAAATATCCGTAGGCGTTGACGCAAATTTCACCGGCAAACGTCGCCCGTTGATGAAAGCATGATGCATTGACGTGACATCCAAGGACGCGACATCAGGCACGACAACACTAGCGGTTTTAGCGCTCGTAAACGTCAAACCGCCCCGGAAACAAGCCTTGCGCAATGCATACGATTCATAATCCTTCGGAAATTCCTGATTACACGTGATCTCAAAAGCACGTTGCAACGTAAGTTTCTTTCCGTCGCGCAGCGTGACGCGCCGCCCGCCGATCTCACGACGTGCCATCTGCCGTACAAGAGATGTCTTGGTCAGTACTCGACTACCCAGCATATCGGACGTAAGCCAATGGTTGGCGCGTAGCAGCCATTGCAAGTATTGCGGTATCACCTGCACGTCGCGACGGGCGTAAAACAATTCATCTTCGGTCAACGGCGTTTCGGGCGTACGTACAAGCGTATAATCCCAGTCGCCCACGGCCTTGGGGAGGCCGCACGTCTCGCCCATTGCACGCAAACCGCCCATCTCCAAGTAAAACGTATCCCAAAAGCGACATACCACGTTGCCGTCAACGCATAGATCGATTGTGTACGCGCTCGTCGCGGTCTGCGCGTTTACGTTGATCGTATACGTTTGCGTCAATGCCAGCATGAGTGTTTGCATGTCAAACATCAGATTATACGCCGCGATCACCGGTACATAATCATGTTCGCCGGCATACGATATAAGATCTTCGATATATGCAAGTGCCTCATCAACGTGCCGATAAAACCGTACATCGTCCGAAGTAGGGTCGTAAGACTCCAACGATGTATTTCGCAGATCGTTAAAGATATACAATATCGGATATGCCCTTGTTTCGGGGCCGGCTTGTATATTAGTCGTTTCCGTATCGTAAACGGCGGCGACCCTAAACGGCTTGCGGCTCCCCATCACCGTACCACGTCCGGCGACACCGCCACCAACCATATCGGACTACCCCCGTCAACATCCATAACGTCTTCCAAGTCCCCGACGTGCATTTGCATGCGTTTGGCATATTGCAAGGCTTGTTCGTTGCGTTGCATGATATCGTCGAACAATTCACTCAATGAGTCGGGATCATAAGCACGCATGATGACCTCCAAACGTTTCTCGGGCGGCACGTCCGGGCGTTGCCATATATTTTGTGTGTACCGCCAAAAGATTTTGACTTTTTCGCGACCAAGATCGCCTAGCGCGGAGGGTGCCCCCTTGGATGCCGCGCGCATTTCCTGGCGAAAAATGTTAAACGAACGTCGTCGTTCGCCGCGTTTCCCGCCTCCACCCTTCACGGTTTCAGCTTGCCGTGCCAGCTTGGTGGCGTTCTCCATCGCCCGTGCGTACGCTTCGGCCCGTATTTGTTTGTTCTGGATACGTCCGACGTATGTCTGTTTCAGGCCTGTTTCAAGCCGTTGCACGTACATCGTTCGCGCATTCCGTTCACTTTCCGGCATTTGCGGTGTAATGCTCTTGCGTATCGTGTTTATCGCACGTCGTACACGTTTGCGTTTCGCTGTCAGGATGTCGGCTTGCTTGCGGGCTCTGGGCATACATATCACCACCTACGATAAAAAAAAGGGTGCCATAACCGGTTATGGCACCCTCATACGGTTTCAGCGTTCTGCTTTTGCTCTTTTTTCGTATTTCACTTGATTTCGAGGGACTTGAGCGATCGCCCGCCGCCTAGCGGGGTTTGCTTGACGACAACGGTAAGCCCGTCGGGCGCGTTGAAATCGGGGAATATGTCGAAGATGTCCAAGACGCTTCGATAAATGCCCTCCGACTGGCTGAAATACGTCGTACCGTCCTTTGCGAACAGATAGACGTTGGCGCATTTCTGCCCCGTCCGGGAACGAATACCCGGTGCAACGTACACGCCCGTGATGATCAGCGGTTTGTCTCCCAACGCTGCAAGTGAAGTCGCCGTGTTTCGCGCATTGATGATGGCACGTTTCCCGTCGAACGTGCTAACGTCCATCGTGCAAATGTATCGATGGTTGTCAACAATGGCCTGCATTGCCTCATTCGTGGTGTTGTTCATCTGTTCAATTTCCTGTGCCATGATTGTATCCTTTTTTGTTACTCGTTATCGTTGTCGTTGTCGTTGTCGTTGCCGTTGCCGTTGCCGTTGTCGTTGCCGTTGCCGTTGATAGGTGTCGCATGCCGGAAAAACATCTCGGCGGGCATTTCGTAAACCGTTTTCTTCACCTTGATGTCATCCACCAATACATTATACAAGCCGACCTTCATCAACGCTTTCACGGCTTGCTCAGCAGTGCGAATATTACCATCAATAATAATATATTGCTGATTGCCGTCACGATCAATATACGTGACCGTGCTGGTCGCGCGCGTCTTTTTGATATTCCTCATTATATTTCCTTTTTTCTTGATTTATCAACGTTTTACGTTGACATAAAATATATTACACAAAAAATCGGCGCACGCAAACGCGACACGCCGATTTTTTAATATATTAATGTATCAATAACGCAAAACCTGACCCGGATAGATCAAGTACGGGCGACTAATCTTATTAATCTTAGCGACACGAGCCCACTTGGACCCAAAAATAGACCACAAGCACTCACCGGCCCTAACGGTATGAGTACGTACGGGTGCAGTAGATACGTTATGCTTGTTCGGTCGCTTGTGCGGGCGTTTCCGTTCACCGATCGCGTAAGCGTCCCACTGCCACCGTGCGCCCCGGAAATAATCAAGGTCGATCGCACCGGCATAACCGGCAACACGCCCGTTGCCCGTATACTGACGCATGGCCTCGCCATACGCGCCATACCGCCACGGGCGCGACTGCCAACCAGTAACGGCATTGGATGCGTACTGTGCGACCCATACCCCGCAATGACGACGAACATACGAGCTAAGCTGCCACAAACCACTTGCCGGTATATATATAACCGGCCAAACACGTGTTCGTTCGTACACACGTTTCACCCAACGATCAACCCACGCGCCATTACCAAACTGGGGGTTATCATCACGCTCCCAGTCAAGCGCGAGAACCGCACGGCCAACATACTTCGAAACATGATCGACGAAAAAATCAGCCTCACGACGAGCATCATTACCCATAGCATAATGATAAACGCCTATACCCTTACCGGTTGCCGTCGCACGAACAAGCTGATAATCAGCAACCTGACTGATACCATTGCGCAAACACGTGTTATTAAAGCCGCCAACACCCCACGTGCCCCCGGCCACGACAAAATCTGCATCAAGCTTACCCGTATCTATATTGCACTGCCAGTTGCTCACGTCAACACCACGCATATCCGCACTAGCGGACGGCACAAACACCAACAATGATACACAAAAACATGCAATCACACTACGCAACACGTGACGTATCTTCATCACCGTCCCCCTTCTGCAACAAGCCTATAAGCTCCTCCGTCAACACATTATTTTTCGTCACAAGATCATTAAAATTTCTAAACGTCGTGGCGATAAACCAAGCCATAGCACAACACGCCACGATCGGAAAACCAATACTGCCGATCATGCTCACAACATCATTAACATTCATAATACCTCACTAAAAAAACCGCGACGCATCGAACAACACGCCACGGCCTAATATATCATTAACCATATACATGTAGCCTATCCGGGAATCGAACCCGGCACACACATCTTATAAGGATGCCGCTCTAACCAACTGAGCTAATAGGCCAAACAACACTATACCACATTATCACCTTTTTTTCATATCATCTGACACCGTGCAACCACATGAAAACCGCATACGCCGCACGTCATCAGCATAATGCAACATCACAAAATCATACAGACCCGCACAAACCGGCCTACCATCCCCCAGACGCGCCCTACTCCGTCGTAGTTCCTTACACCTCGTGGCCGGAATAAATTCATGCTTATACACAAGCAATCACCCTCCATATACTCGATAAAACGTTATATTAAATAAAGCTTCAATAATCGTTTCTCCATACCCAATTCCCTTATAAAAGTTTCCGTAACTACAAGTCACGAAAACAAGATTACCGAAACAATATAATCTATAAGCAGACCTAACCACTTTAAACTCCAATCAACAATCAAACGACTCAAAACGTTTCAACAGCTCATCACGCATAAGCGCAGGCAATTCCTCCACTTCAAATTTCCGAAACTCACCACAGCGCGAACGCTCCGCGCGAACAAACCGCCACGAACGCTTATCATAAATAACTACGAACTGTGTACTCATTGGGATGCCAGAATAAGCCTTCGGAAAGTGCTGGGAGTTCAAATCAACACGAACGGTCAAACCTTCCATGCTTTTCTTAGAACAGCTCTTAAACTTCTGATTAAGAACTGCAATCGCATAATACACATCATGAATATTAACAATACG